TTGCCGTAGCCTTTGGGTATTTCCCTTTCACATAAAAATCGGTTAATGTAGAGGAGTGCTTAACTCTTTTATACTCCTCCTCTGGCATATCACGAATGCAAGTCATCATAAGATAAGAATAAATACTTTCATTCATGCCAGATATAACCGTATATCGAGAGTAATAAGCAGATAATTGTCGTAAATATTCGTCACAAGAATCAAGGTCTTCAGCACTAGGCGCAAGCGAAATCCAAGTATTCACCTCTTCACAAAAAGCCTTAATCTCTAACATCTTGCTATTATACTCTTTCATGATAGTTTTTTAAAAAGGGAATCTTTCATCGCTCATTATTAATTGATTAATGTGTTTAACGCCTTCATCGAATCCTTTATCAAAAGCTACTTTTAATTCTTTTTCACATTTTGCCCATGCGTTTATAGAAATTTCTCTTAATATTGATAAATCATAAGGGTATTTATCGTTTAATAAATCTTCAATAATATCTAAAAGATAATCAACAGATGTTAGTTTTTCTTGTTGCTCTGTCATCTTAATTTATTTTAAAAATCAAAAAATCCTTCACTATCTCCCCAGAACTCTGGCCCCATATCCATTCCCTCCATATTTACCCGATGTGCTGCTGCAATTAATCTATGCCATTGCCAACGGGCTTTTTCCCTAGCATCACGGGAGATTTTAAAAGGAGTTACATAGCCTTCATTGTCAACCGCTATAATAAAGTAATCAACAGGTATATTTTCAATGTCGTATTTATGGCAGTAAATAGCAGCCTGTAGGTCGTATTGGTTGTGTCTAATTTGACTCCTTACAAGTTGTTCGCCAGATCGCGCACCCATTCTTTTTAAATCCCAAATAACGTGCTTACCATTTCTATCTAATCCTTCGGCATCTTTGATTCCTTTGTGTTTAAATCCCTTGTAAAAAAAATCGGTAGTCACTTGAAATTTAAAGTTATCCGGATGAAGTAAGCCCTGAAATACAACCGTACTATTATTTCGTACGCATTCAGCGATATACTCGCTATCGTCGTATTGATCTTGCGTAATAACAATTTTATTTCCAATTTGAGCCTGAATAGATTCCCATTTTTTAATTTGCTCTAAAGTTTCGGGAGCTGGCTTTTTAGCGTTTATTTGTGAGCTTGTTGGCTTCTTTACACCTTCAGGCATAATAAAAAATCTATCCTTAAATGTGTCCTTTTCAAACAAAAGGCAATCCAACAAAGTACCTTCATTCATTGCTTTAGTTGTTTTTCTTTTCTTTTCAATATACCTTTTAAGGCATAAAGGAGAATGGGAGAGGGCTTTTAATCTCGAAAAACTAAGATGGGTAATTTCATTCATTTGGCTTAGTATTTAAAGCGTTAGCCATTTCGGTAAATAAAGAGGCATATTGTTTGTGCCCTGGATTTGATTTATATAAATGCGTTAACTCCTCTCTATTTTTGCAAGAAAGTATTTTAATTCTTAAATACTCTTCATCAATTTCAACCGCAGGATTAACCTCCGCAGCTTGAATAGTAGCATCCTCAAAAGCGGCTTTTTCTTCCTCAATATGTAATCCAGAAAGTTCATCTGAAAAAGCAATTTTTAAAGCTTTAGCCCTTGCGCACTTTGCTATCATATTAAATGGCATGGTGGCAGCTTTTGAATAGCTATCTTTTCCGGAAGAAACGGCAGGATAATATTCAGCAAACAAAACCGTAGCGGTAAACGGGCAGCGGATCCCACCAACAATAGCCCATACAGTGACGGTGCACGAAATAGGCATTTCTTTAGCTGCTTTTAATTCGCTTGCTGTTTTGTATGTTCCGTTTGATTCCCTGTTATATTGTTCTTCATCAATTCCAGCAAACCTTCCAGTTCGTGCGGCTTTTTGCTGCAAACCATCTATACCAACAATGGTATGGTATTTCATTCCGTCGCGGCTGTTATATGCTACTAAATAGATTTCTTTCTTAAATGGACTTAAACCATGCTGCCTGCAACTTTCGGCAAATACTTCTACCTGCGGCGCGGGTGTTCCAGCAGGAATAACTCCTGCCTGTGCTAATGTTTCAATTTGTGCGGGTGTTATCCCTATTTTTGCTACTTCCATGATTAAAATTGGTCTAGTTGTTCTCTCATTTTTTTAAAAGTTAATCTTTCGCTGATTAACTCGAAGTCTATGGCATCAACCATAATCGAATTAAATAAGCTACGATATTGAGGCAGAATATTTTCAAAGTTAAAAATATCATCTATTGCCCTTTCTACGCCTTCTACCGAAGTATCTTTTATGTGATAAACATCATTTAGATAATTTAGCACCATTAGGTTAGTATCGTTCATTATAATGATTTTAGATGTTCAATAAACTTGTCATTATCTTTAATCGCTTGTTCCAGGATGTCTTTATAATATCTGTGGTTAAAGTTGCTATAATCAACATCATGCACTACGGGTATTTGATTTATGATATTTAGCATATATTCCAACCTATGCGCACCTTCTTTACTATGGGTATTTGTTACCATTGCGTAAATGGAAATCTGGTAAAATGCTTCTGAAATGGCTTTTTGTCTTTGTTCTGGTGTCATGATTTTGGTTTTTGTTAATAATTTCAAAGATACAAATAAATTATATCAGTTGTATGTTTTTTATATAAAATAATTAAAAAAAATTAAAAAAAGTGAGGCACAAAATATGCCTCACCCAAAAACCAAATGTATATGACAAAAAACAAACGATTAATCCCTTAATAACACTTTACGCCATACGGCTAATTTATACGCCAGTGCGCGTGCCCTGGGCATATTACCCTCCTCAATTTTCCTTAGATGGTTCTTTCTATCAATCATGCTATCTGATTCTGGTTTTTCGTTGCGTGCCATTTCCTGCGCTTCGGCCCACAATGCTTCTTTTTCGCCTTCATTCCATTCATTGATATAACTACGCTTCACACATTCGTCGTACCAAAATACGGGTATTTCTTCCAGTGGCTTTTGAAAGTTTTTCAACTTATTATCAAAATCCTTATCGTATTCCTCCGCAACCTTCCCCAAGCGTTTAATTCTATCTTCTTCATCTTTCTTCGCTTGCAAATCGCTATCCATCGCAAAGTATATCTTTTGCCTCCATGTGATGTAAGCGGTCAGGATCCTGCCAATCGCATGAAGATCCATTTTCCCATACAATTTATGCTCGTTCAAATTTAACTCATCCTTTGCAAACTTTTCAAAAGCAAGTTTTATCTCATCTACAGAAAGCAATTTATAAGATGCTACAAAATCAGTGAGCTCGATTAATTGTTCTGGTTTTGGCTCAATGCCATACACCGGTAATATTTGGTTCAATACCTGTGTAATTTTAGGAATAGCTTCTTTTATCCCCGTTTTAAAAATTCTTAATTCGCGATTCTGGATTACAAGCTGCACGTCTTGTATTTTTTCTTCCACGCGGCTGGCGATCATTGGTAGGTTGTTCATAATTGGTTGGTTTTTTAATCTTCAAATTTTGCCATTCTTTCGGCTAATAGCTCTGCTAATTTATCATTAAACGCCTTATCCTTTGCGGCTGGGCTGCTTGTTTGATATGCGGTAAATATCTTTGAGGCTTGGGAATAAAGGTTTGCTATCGTAAAATTAGCTTTTAACCATTTGTCATTCAATGACCATGCGGCTTGCATAAATATTTTTAATGCTTCATGACTATTTCCATTCCTATCTATTTTGTCAATGAAACGCATTAAATAAACCATATTTCCAGCATCTTTTGGCATCATAATGTAATTGCCATTTTGGTCGGTTGGATAATTGGCTCCAGAAAGTTGTTCAAAGGTTTGGCAGAAAACTGTGAATGCTTCGTAGTTTGCATTTGGCTTTCTTTCTTTTTGCGTCGCAACAATTTTTCTTTCTTTTTCAACGTCGCTTACTGCCTGAAATGGATTAATTTTCTTTTTGCAATTTTCAATAATTTCTATTTCTTCATTTTGGCAAAATTCGACAGAATTTTTAATAGATATAATTGTATTATTATCTATATTATTCATTGTATTATTATGTTCACGTTTTCGTGTAGGCAGCTTTCCCGTTTTCGTGGATTCTGCTTTCACGTTTTCGTTAAAGCTGCTTTCACTTTTACTAATCCTTAAACCTCTATTTCTACCATCAAAAAACACTTGAATTAGAAATTTACGCTTCTTTAGGTCACTAATAATATTAGCTACCCTACCTTCAGATAATTGCACAAACTTTGCAAGATATTCATTAGAGGCAAAACATCCTCTGTCGGAGTTATCCAGGGAGTCAATTTCAACTAACAAGACTTTTTCTATGATAGACAAATCAGTATTAAGCCAAATTTCTTTAGGAATCCATACGCCTTTAAAATCTCTATTTTCTTTCATATCTCAATAATTTGAAATAATATTTTAGGAAGTTTATTTACATTAAGCCTTACATAAGCAGATGTATGTGACTTATTACCTTTAATAGTAGTTTTATTAACCACTTCTTGATAATTGTTTTTTAAAGGTAAAAACCATTGTTTAAATTTTTGGTAATCTAAACTTATAAATTTATTCAACTTTACGCATACAAAAAATATATAAGTAGCCTGACAAGAATTTAACCAGTCATTAAGTAAATGCCTGTTATTTACGTCGTAAACTGTTTCTATATTAATGTAATTTATATTCTGTATAGTTTTAACCTCAACCCTATACCTCATTCCATTAATCAACCAAACAAAATCAATATCCATCCTTCTATATTCTGGATTATTTCTTTTGTCTTCAAAATCTAAATTATTTTTTTTAAAAAATTCAAGTATCAAATCTTCAGACTTAACTCCGATAGATATATCGCTTTTATATGTAGTCGTTTTATCAATCATTTAGATTTTTTTTAATGTTGCAATAGTTTTCATAATCCAATTCGCATAACCAATATTTTCTATTAGATTCCTTTGCAGCTATACCAGTCGAGCCATGCCCTGCAAATGGGTCTACTATTGTTTCATCTTCCATTGTAATAGAATTTATTAATGTTTTTAATAAATCTATTGGTTTCTGAGTTGGGTGATTTGTCCTAAAATCATTACCATCTAAAACATCTGGATACCTATAATTTAATTCTACCTTACCTTTAGTAGCATAAATTATTCTTTCGTGCTTTGGCGCAAAGGAATAAATTAAATCACCTGTTCCATGATTGTTTTTATTCCAAACAATGCTATTTTTAATATTGAATCCAATATTTTCTAAAATTTCATAAATGTAATTTTCTTGCTTCCATCCAATAAAACAAAACAATCCTGAATTAACATCCATTTTACCGTATAGCTTAGTAAAAACATTCTTTATTAAATCCATTGCAGTATCAATATCCTTATCATTTTCAATGCCTTTATCTTTTAATGATGCGGTACGTCTATTTGAAATATAATTCATTCCATAAGGAGGATCGGTAATAACGCATTTAATTTTAAAATCAATATTATCAATCATTTCTAATGAATTGCCGTTAAAAACATTTGAAATAATTTTATCTTTTGAATCTTCAATAACTTGCTTTCTTATTTCCTTTTCAATATTAATCTTTACTTCATTCTCCTCCTTCTTTATTTCCTTAAATGCCTCGTTAATGCTTATTTCCCCAGTACTTACCTTTGCCTTTATTTCAGGTGATGCAGTGGCTTCAATCTTCTTTACCTTGCTTATTGTATCATGCGAAACATTGGCAACTTTGGCAATTTCCTGTCGTGTTTCGATTGGCTTAATTGGCGCAGATATCTGCTCCGATTTATTTGGTCTTCCAACATTTTGAATATAATTTTCCTTTGCTTTCGCCTTAAAAACGTCTTCAAGTTGCAAGGCTAAAACGCTTCGTTGATAATTGTTTAAATTCCTTCTTCCAAATTGGTTATTAATCATCCATTCCTTTACCGCGTTCATGTCGGCAAATTCCTTTTCGATTGTCACAAAATCAATGTCGTATTCCGTTGCAATCCTGTAACGGTTATGTCCATCGACTAAAATACCGTTCCATGTCACCAATGGGTCGCGTATTCCTTCTTCAAGAATATTGCGTTCCAATTGCTTAAACTCCTCACTTGTTAACGGTGGGATTAAGACTTCAAGTTCCTTTAATATTTGCATGATAAGAAAAAAAAATGCCCCAACAAGTGCAGTTGCTGGGGCAAGGGTTAGAACAAAGGTTTGTTCCAATTCCTTTGAAGGGCTGCACTCCGTTCAAAGGATATACAAAGATAAACAATTTATTTACATTTCCTCATCCTCATTAAAAATCCTCATTAAAGGCAAATCGTCAACAAAGGCGAAGGCTAACAATTCGCCTTCAATGGGTAGCATATTGTATTCTTTTGTCTCAAAACAGAATCTAAATTGTGAAATTTGATTATAGCTTTTTTCGTAAAATCCAGTGGCATATTGCAAACAACTCCAACCCTCTGTATTTTCATGTTTTACCAAAAGCATCAAATCTATTTGGTCAAAAGCATTTTTAATATTTTCAGAATCAATAAACTCAATGGCTTGTAACACTGTGGTAGTTTTGGCATCAAACCACGTTAATGAATGATGAAAAATATTATGTTTTGCAACTACTTTTGAATCTAAAGCCGTTGCACCTTCTAAAGTTTGTTCGATGCCATTCCAAAAGTCATTTATTTCAATTTTCATGTTATTTTGTTTTAAAAGGCGGATTTTGAATTAAATAATTTGTTTCTATATACTTTACAACTGTTTTTGGTGTTGTGTAGGTAAATAGTTTCTCTAAGGCTGCTTTTAAAAAATTTGCCATCAGTTTCTTTCGTTTAAAGTTTTAATATTATCATTTTTACCCTCCTCAATAAATCCACTGCCTTGACTACTTCCAACTATCTTTAAATATTGATTTTCTACAGATGCAGAATTAATAATAGTTTGGGCAACATTGGCGATAACCTTCGCTTTTTCTAAATCGTAGTTGGATTCTGGGTCGCTAAGTTCTTCCAGTACGACAAATAGGTGATTTCGTAAATCGCTGATTTTGTTCTTCATTTTGCTTTTTGGTTGATTTGGTTTACTAATATTTGAACTTCTTTTAATTCCTGGGGGATTTTGTTGTACTTTCTGTTAAGTTGTGCTAAGTCCTTTCGAGTGACTAAACACAAATTACTAATGTCATCATTCAGCCGATCGCCATCCAATTTAAACACGCACATATTTTTAGGGATTTCCCCGTGAACTTGTTGCCAATTATAACGGGCTAAAGACATCCATTTATGATTTGCGTATTTTATTTCATTGTATCCGTCAATATTCCTGATGCTTCCGATAGGTAAATTATTGTGAGGTAAATTACCTTTTTTGTAAGTACCTGTTAATTTTACTATATGTTCATTAGACAATTTTTGTCCTTTGTTCCATGGAATGTGCCCTTTATAAAAACAAGTATTTCTAGCAATACTACTTGTTTTTTCATTTTGCCATTGTTCTAAAGCTATCTTTCTAGCGTGTTCCTTTAAATACTTTTTATCTTTCCTTAATCCCATTGTGTGGGCTTTCTTACTAATGGAAATAGAAGAATGAGGCATCCAAGTAGCAATAACCTTAGCCGGTGTAGTTGCGTACAACTTTGTAATTATTAACAACTCTTCTTCGGTGTAAGGTAGTTTTTTATTCTTCATTACCATTTCGTTGACGTCACCGTTATGTTTTTTGCTTCCAAAATACATACAACAACTTTATCGTCTGACATTTCTAACCATTCAAATGGAAATGCTAATTCCCATGATTCTTTAGTTCTCCATTTTGGACTTTCTGAATGAACTAACATACACCCAAATGAATAATTAAAAAACATAGGTAATTCAGGACATTTATTTTTATCGTGTTTATGTATTAATAAAATTACCTCCCAAATCCTTTTTGATACCTCAAAATGTTGTTTTCTAAATTTTTCAAAATTCATTTGATTTGTTTTTAATCGTTTTTGATAATTAGAATTTCTTCTTTTACATGTTGCCAGTAATGAAATAAATCAAAATCTTTATAAATACATTCAAGTTGCAATATTTTTTCAATTGCAATTAAAGCACATTCTATGGCATCGGTAAAGCATATTTGATACTCAAATTTTGCTAAAAATTCTTGTGCTTCTTCTTTGGGTGTTAAAATCATTGTGTTTGGTTTTTTGTTATTGGTTTATAAAAATTAAATGCTATTCATTTTCGGTTAAAATTCTTAGGAGAATTTCACCATCTTCAAGTTTTAGCCATTCGGTAGGAAATTCGCAATAAGGATGGTCGAAACTACCATCATACATAGTAACTGTGACTGTCTTGCGACTGATATAGGATTTTGTTAAATCTGTATTTAAATCACCATACTTTTTAGGATTGCATTGCTTAAGTAAATCCAAAATCCTAAATATTCGCTTTACGAAAACTTTAGTATCTGCAAAATAAACGGCTCTTTTACTTTCCTCCATCTTACTTTTTATTAGACCTAAATAACTGATAATCTTCGCGCTTCTTTTTTTGCTCTAATACATCTCTAATAATTGTCTCATTATCTTCATTTAGCCATTGAATATCAATGTAGAAGTAAACATCTTCGTAAACAGAATTGATATTACTAACCGTTAACGTCGTTTTGTTATTGTAAACAAAAACTATATCCTCAATGGCAATATCTGGATATAACTCTGGGTCGTGTTGATGAAATAGCATACATATATCAATGATTCTATTCCTTAATTTCTCATGCTCAATAAAATAATTTTTGTAATCGTTCATAAATTTAGTTTTAGTTGTGAAATATGATTTTTATGCCTTTTTAAATTTACTCTTCATAAAAAATATTTAAACCATATTGTAAAGCTACTTCATGTTCTATTTTACAACCCCTTGCATTTTCCCAGCCTTTAGCAAAATAAACAGCATTACAATGAGCCATTTTTTCAAGTGATTTTGCCAAATAATAAACAGGCACTTGAATTACGCCTACATGATTTAATTCAATTTTTGCAAACCACTCATCTTTAAAATAAGTGTTCACTACTTCCATGTTTTCCTTTTTTGCAAAATCTAAAAACCTGTTCTTTGTTTCTAAAATTTGCTTTTCCGTTAAGCCTTTCATTGGTTGGCTAATCATTACTTTATTCATTTGCTTTTTTTTGGTTTTTTTAAAAAGTAGTAAGGCTGTTACACCTTACTACATAGAACACTAATACACTAAAACACTCAACTAGAAAGCTCCTTGTTAATCATTCTTTTTAGCATAATAATATTTCAACTGCCTTTCTTTTATTTTCTCCTTATTTGCCTCGTAATATACTTTCCTTTTGGCTAGTAATTTTGCCTTTTCTTCTTCGGTAAAGTTATGATATTCGTTTTTCCTGTATTTGTTGTACTTTTTTCTTTGGTAGTCGGATAATGTAGCATTATACTCCCTCTTTCTAGCCGCATCCATAATTAAAATGGTAGTTCTTCTTCAAGATTTAATTGATTCTTTAACTCTTGTACAACTGGATTGGTAAAAGGATTTTTATAGCCTATATTAGTTTCTATATTAGAAGTAGGAATACCTGCTGCCGTTGGCTTACCTCCAAATTCCAAAGAATTTACCATGCAACGTATAACCGCGTCTGCTGCTCCAGTCTTTTTATTAAGGTAAGCATTTACGCCTCCTGATCCTTCTACTACTACAAATGTTCCCTTTAAAATGTGAGGTGCTAACTTAGTACCACGTTCTCCCCAAATACTACACGTTACCCAGATTGTTTTCTCCGATGGTGTTGGGCCATATACCTTTTCAGTATGTGCTACACTAAATGAACATACAGTGTTATCACCTACATTCTTTACTTCGGCATCATTGCCTACTCTACCGCTTACTATTAGTTTAATCATATTTGTTTATTATAACTTAATTATACAATAATACAAAAGTAGGTAAAATTATTTAACAAAATAGTTTTTAATAAATTAAAATGTATATTTGTGAAAAAATTATTAAACATGACAGTAAGGAAGAAAAATGTAATGATGAATGAAGATGTTCATTGCGCACTCTTAGAAATGAGAATGAGGATATACAAAGAGAAAGGCGTACTTTTAACAATGGAAAAGGTTATTACCTATCTCATTGAAAACAAATTAAAGGAAGAATGCCATTCATAAGGAAGTCAACGCCTACTAAGATACATAAGGCTAAGCTGCAACGTAAGCCAACAGGCGAACAAGGTAATTATAATAGCGCATGGGCTAAAATGTCACGGTCTTATCGTCGTGCTAATCCTTTGTGTGAATGCTGCTTAGTTCGTGGTATCATGACTGACATAACTCCAGGCGATTATAAAGGCTGTGTTGACCACATGATACCCATTACAAGAGGAGGAAGTATGTACAACCTTAGTAACTTGTTAGCGTTATGCAAAGAGTGTCACGATTATAAGAGTACAGAGGAAGGTAAAGGAATCCCACCTGTCTCAATTTACATGGATAGCGACGGTAAGATGGCACCGCGTGACAAGGTTGAGGTCATAGCGTGGTTGAGCAAGGTCATAGCCGAGAGGGCGCGAGAAAGGGCGAGGAAGGCAGGAAACGACGGGGAGGGGATGAAACACGTCGTTTTTGATGTAATCGAGTAGTCCCATCTCCTTCCCTTC